CGTTCGACATAGGCCGACCAACTTTCATCAGTTTGCGGGCCGCCGACCGACACGGTGAACCACACAAAGCGGCCATAGTTGGCTTTCAGCGTGTTGCGCATTTCGGTGGCGCGGTTGATGGTGGCCGCCTGGTCGGTATCGAACGCCAGGACCACCCCTTCAACGGATGCGACGTTCTGCCCAGCTGTGATGGCGGCCATCCAGTCGGCATCGGCTTTGTAGTCGGCTGCGGTTTTATCGGGTTCTGGCAACACATGCACGAACGCAAACCAGTTTTGCCCGGCGTTGTTGCTGGCTGCGCTGACCAGGCCTTTTAACAGGCTGTCTTTCTCGCCCAGGGCTTTATCCAGGTCGGTGCCGGTATTTAACGCCTGGGTTTTGCCGGTGTTGGTTTCGCCATAGCCGACATACAGGACGACGCGTTCGACGTCCTTGGTGGTGCCGTTGAAGCGGTTAATCTGACTGACGCCGATGTTAGGCCATGTCATGGGTTTACCCTCTGATGTCCTGCGCGTTGACGTCCCAGCCGAAGCCGATCGCCTGCATTTGCCGCGCAAGTATTTTGTTAAATTCCTCGTTGCTCACCCCTAAAAACACGCGGCCCGGTAAGTCGATGGTCCAGGTGCGTTTTGCCGGTGTGCCACGCAGCTTTTTAATCAGTAGTCCCGCCTGGGCCATGCTCAGGGTTTCTATGATTTTCTTGCTTGATGGTTTTACCCACTTTTTGCCCTGTCGCATTTTGTAGCCCAGGGCGCGCAGTTTTTTAGCCTGGCGAGGTAATGCCATTTTGTTGGCCTGCGGCTTGCGTGGGGCACCGCTGGCGGTCATGTTAATGCTTGCGCCGTCTTGCTGGACCGCACCGACCAGGCCCGCCGCGATGGGCTGGGTGCCGTTACGGTAGTTGCCACCTTTCAGGTAGATGCGCACGCCCTGGATTTCCGGCATATCCCGTACGGCCAGCAGCTTGGGCAGGCCTTTCAGCATCTTGCCTTTTCCCCGCTTGCGCGGTGCCCACGGCGAGCCGTCCGGGGCGGTCTGGTTCCGTTGGCTGCGTTTGGCCGCCACGATGATCCCCAGCTTCGCTATGCGCCATAACAGGCGTTGGCGCTTTTTCGCGGGCAGGTCGGCGGCGGCCAGTGCGGCCCGCATCTGCTTAAGCTGACTTTGGTTCAGGTCACCGCGGATCACGATTTATCACCGTGCAGGCTCACGAACTCGGCTTCCGTTGCCGTCCAGATTTGCGGGTCGACCAGTGTCCAGCGTTTCCCCTGGGCTGGGATTTGGCCGCCTTCGTCCTCTTGCAGGATGATTTCGTCGGCCATCGGGACCACAACCTGCAACATGCAATAACCCTCGTCGTCAAACTCCGGGTCGACCGTGGGGTCGGGGAGCTTTAACTCGGTGTGCAATGCATTGGCGTGGTCAGTTACCCAAATAAGAACCAGGGCATAAACCAGACCAGGAGAACAGACCCGGAAAGGAAAGCGGTCCCATGACAGCGTGGCGTCATAGCGCAGTACGCCGATACGCTTTTGGCCTAACCCCAGCGCTTTACCGCTGCGTATTAATTCGCAGTTTTCCTGCCCGCTTTGGAACATCTGCATGACGTTGGGCGTCAGGTTGTCGGTGATAAAGGCGGTCAGGCTCTCTATCTGGTTCATATCAAATGCACCCCGACGCGCGGCAGTTTCAGCATGTTGCGCATCACGTAAGCCGCCTCGGCCAGCAGGTTGGCGCGGCTGTCGGTGCTCTCTTGCCCTGGGTGCGACTCACGGCGGCCAATGGTGGCGAACTCGCCCAGCAAATCGGCTTTCGCCCTGGCATAGACGGCTTTTTTGTACTGGGCCGTCAGCTGGTTTTCGTTGCCCATCTTGGCGCCCGGCACGTCAATGGCCTGGTCGTATCCCTTACCGGCCCAATGGCTGACCACGTCGGCGAGGGTGTCGTTGACCTCACCAATCGCCGCCAGTACCGCAAGCGCAGCGGTGTCCGGTGGCAGGTCGGCGGGCAGGGTGCGCGACTTTTGAAATTCGCCCAGGTTCAGGTCCGGCCAGAACGCCACGCCGTTGGTGATCGCCTCGGTCTGGTATGTCACCGGTTTACCGCTGATGCTGAAACTTGGGCCATCCATCGGGTCATACCTCTTTTGCACTGTGAGAAGCGGGCTAACGGTTTCCACGGCCAAAAAGCCTTTCGGGCTTTATGCCTCCACCGCGCCCGCCCCGGCTTGCCGGTAGTCTTTATTCCGCTGTGAGGCCATTAATACGGGCGCGGATTTTCGCGCGCATGGTCTTCACACCGGCGTTTTTGTTGTACTTCTCAGCCTGGGCCAGCAGGGCGTCGGCTTGCTCCAGAATGTCGACATCCTCCACCGCCGTGGCGCGGGGTTCGCCGTTGTGGTCGCGCAGCAGGTAAAGCCCGGCGAACTTGAACCACTTGGCGTTAATGTCTTCATGCAGGCGCCATTTATCCCGGACGTTGTTAAACGTCCGGCTGAAATAAGGTTCAATACTGTGGCCGCTGGCGGCCTCGTCGGTTGCCCAGGCCAGCACGTTGTCGGCAATAAAAGTCGATATCGTGCCCTTGAAGTTTTCCGGCGTGGCCTGACCTTCGCTGATGGCGATATCTGCCCAGTCGAGCGCCTTTTCCATTTCCCCCGTATCGAGCAACCAGATCACGCAGTACACCAGGGCCGGATTTGCATAACGCTTGTCACCGGCGAGGTAGGCTTCGACCGTAGGCAACCAACGCGGCAACAGGTGATCGCGTTTGAACTCCACGCGGTCAGCCGTGGTCGGCAGGCTGCGCAGCTGCACGACGTCACTTTCCAGTTCCAATTTTTGCAGGTGGAAACTCACCGGCGACGCGGTCAGCGCCTCGTGTTTATCCAGTGCTGTGGCGGCCTTAATGCGTGCGCGGTGGCGCTGACAGGGGGACATAGCCATCGTTATTCGCTCCCGTCTTTGGCTGGTTCAGTCACACAGGTTGCCAACGTCAACTTGTCGTAGGCGGCATACAGTTCATCATGCTCTACGGCGTAGCTTTCCATGCGCAGATAGCTGTTTTCGAAGCGTTTGCGGTCGTCGTTCCATTCGGCTTTACGCTTGCGGGTACCTGCCTGGGTGTAAATGTGCAGGTTGTCCAGCGTGGTGACGATCAAACGGCCTTCTGGCATAAACGGCGGCGTGTACGCGGTGCGGCCAGCAATCTGACGGTTGATTAACTGCGCAGCCACTTTCTCGGTCGGACGGTCAACCATGTTCATCATGGTGGTGGCGTCGGCGCCGATAAGGTCAGCGGAGACCAGGACGACCAGGCGCGGGTCGTTGCGAAACGGCTCGTAAATGCTGGTATGCACCAGGTCAGTGACCGCCGCGTCGAGGCCGACAAAGTCCGCACCGGCCCCGCCGATGGTGACGTCACCGGTGATAACCTGCGCAGCTGATCGCGTTTTAACAATCTGATGCCAGCCGACGTTGACGTCTTCACCGTTCGGGTTTGCGTCCGGGTCGGTGTCTTCGGCGGCGCTGGTACCGTTGAAGGCCACGCGCAGCATGTCGAGCGCAAAGGATTCATTGCTGAACGCCTGAATGCGCTGGAAGAATTCTTCCTCGCTGCCCGAATTGGCCCAGATAACCAGCAGGGAATACGACAGGTAAGAGCCGGAATCCGTCTCGACCAGCTTGTAATCGTTACCGTCGACGCCCATCGCGCGGGAGAAGCGACCGTCTTTTTTACGCCCGGTATAGATGCCCGGTTTACCGGTGCTGACAACCTGGCCGTTGACCTGGTCGACGTCCATCACGTTCACCAGGCGCAAGAACTCGGACTGTTGCAGCAGCGCATCGCGCAGCTGTGTTTCTTTCGGCGGCGTCAGCGAGAAATGGCGGGACGTGTCCGTCTGACCGTGGGCATGTGCCAGGCCAGCGGCATATTTTCGAATTAACGCCTCGGCGGCGGGTGTTAAACGCATATTGTGTGTTTCCTAAAAAAGTGAGCAGACGAGTGCCGGGCCTAGGTAAATTCAAACGGTTTTTTGCTACCGCCTGGCGCACGGTTAGGGCGCTGCGTGCCGTTGCCTTCCTGTGCTGACAACTTGGTCATGACGTCGGTCAACTGCGTAGAAAGCAGGGTCAGTGCGCTGGTTTTACTGTCAATCTGGCGGCGTGCGCTGAATTGGCGGCGGGCACGGCGGGGCGCTTTGGTCGATTTGACGTTAAACGCCTTCATGGCTTTCACCAGGTTGGATTTTGCTGCACTAAATTCAGCCGCGACGACTTCGTCTTCCGGGTTCTCGGCAACTTCCTGCGCCAGGTCGGATACTTCGGCGGCGGCGTCGGCGATTTGGTCGGCAATGTCTGCCACTTCATCGGCGGCCAATTCTGGCGTATCGCTGTCCCCGGCGCCTTCGGCGGCGGCCTGACCGTCGTTCAGGAGTTGGATCATTTGCTCTAAGAGGGCTTTTAATTCATCCATCTTTTGTTCCTCGCCCTCGTTGGGCTTGTCGGTGTTGGGTTCTGGTGTTGGCGTAAACTCTTTACGGGTTGAAAATAATTTCGACAAGAAAGAGGGTTCTTTTTTCTGGTTTTTTAATTTACCCAAACTGAATGTTTCTAAACTTCCGCGCTCAGCGGGTTTTTCTTCTCCGGCTAATTGAAACTTAATTTTTTCGGTGCCCAGGCTGGCCGGAATATCTGTGACGGCAATGCCCATTAGATATTCGCGACCGCTTCCGGCAAAGTCGCCCATGAATTCAGCAGAGGTAAATAACTTCTGCCCGTCTTCATTGGCGCAAATAAGAAATCGATTAGGGATAAGCTGCGCATACAGTTTTACAACGCCGTCCACGGTTTCGGTTTTTAGCGCGTCAACTTCGCCCAGGTTGCAGGTGAATTCGCGTTCGCCGTATTCGTACTGCGGATGGTGCGGCCAAATCAGCGCCGTATAGGTGTTGCGGGTGTAAGTCTCTGCCGCATCAATTAACCACTGTGGCTCGATGGTGCGACCGTCCACAGCCTGGCCGGATGTGGCAATGCAAAGCCAGTCTGTGCGGTAATTAGATTGCGACATAACAAACCTTAATTCATCAGTGAAATTATCAAACGGTATTCTGTGGAGGGCAGTATTACGAAATGGAGAATATCGCGCACCCACTTTATTTCGGGTGTATTCGGTTATATAGGGTTAGCCACTCATTGCCGAAATTTAATGATAATTTCGTTTCTTTTTCCTCGTCATAATAGCCGCATGGCTAAATATTCGAACGAAATAAAAGAGGCGGCCCGCGCGTTATATATTAAGCGCTGGTTGCCGAAAGATATCGCGCAGGAATTAAACATCCCGCCGCGCACGGTTTACCATTGGGCTGACGTCGGCCAGTGGGCTGGCTTGCTGCCTGCGGAATCTATCGAAGACTCCATCGCCCGCCGCGTTAATCAACTGACTAACCGGGAGAAAAAAAACGCGCTGGAGTTGGAGGAGCTGCGCGACCTGGTCGCGGCTGACGTGAAGCTGAAAGGCCAGCGTAATAAGCACGCCGAAAAGATGGCTGAAATACAGGCCCGCAACATGGTGGCCTATGACGGCGACGCGGGCGGCGGTGAACCCGGAGAGGGGCGCAAAGGTAAGTACAAGAAAAACGACGTGTCCGCAATCACGCCGGACATGCTCGACACCTGGGCGCGGGAACATCTGTTCGATTACCAGCTGCATTGCCGCGACCATAAGGATGAAGACTGGCGATTCATCCTGAAAAGCCGTCAGGTCGGCATGACCTACTATTTTGCCTGGGAAGCGTTCGAAGACGCCGTTAACAGCGGCGACAATCAGGTGTTTTTCTCGGCCTCCCGCGCCCAGTCTGAAATATTCCGCGAATACATCATCCAGATCGCGCAACAGCATTTTGGCGTCACGCTGACCGGGAAAAACATCCGTCTCAGCAACGGCGCCATTCTGCGTTTTCTGTCGACCAACGCCAGCACGGCGCAGGGCTTTAACGGTCACCTGTACGGTGATGAAGTCTTTTGGATCCCCAAATTTACCAAGTTGCACGAAGTGGCGTCAGCAATGGCGACGCATAACAAGTTCCGCACGACCTACTTTTCAACGCCCAGCGCCAAAACGCATCAGGCATATACCGTGTGGACGGGGGAAGCGTGGAGCGAAGACGACCCGAAACGCAAAGGTAAGGTCTTCCCCAAAGAGAAAGCGTTACGTGAAGCGGGCATCCGCTGCCCGGATGAAATCTGGCGGTACATCATCACGATGGAAGACGCCATCGAAGGTGGACTCGCCGCCCTGGTCGATATTGAGCGCCTGCGCAACAAATACAACCCGACAGCTTTCGCCATGTTGTACATGTGCCAGTTCGTCGACAGTAAAGATGCGGTGTTCAAACTGGCGGCCCTGGTGGCCTGCGAAGTGGATGCGGGAACCTGGGGGGATTACGACCCAACCGCCGCCCGGCCATTCGGTAACCGCGAAGTGTGGGCCGGTTTTGACCCGTCGCGGTCAGGCGATAACTCCACCTTTGTGATAGTGGCGCCGCCCATACATGACGGGGAGCGCTTCCGCGTTCTCGCTATTTACCAGTGGCAGGGGCTTAACTTCAGCTGGCAGGCCGAACAGATAAAGCAGCTGCGGCGCCGTTTTAACATTACTTATATCGGCATCGATACGACCGGCATCGGTCGCAGCGTTTACGACTTGGTCAGCAAGTTTGCCCCCCGCGAAGCCAACGCCATTTTGTACAGCGTCGAAAGTAAAAACCGGCTGGTCATGAAGATGATCGACACGGTCGAACGCAAGCGCATCGAATGGGCGAAAGACGCCCAGGACGAAACCAATAAAGAGCGTGCGGAAATAGCCCCCAGCTTTATGGCAATCAGGCGCACCACAACGCAAAGCGGCAACGCGCTGACGTTCGTCGCCGAACGGTCAGACGCCACCGGCCACGCGGACGTTTTCTTCGCTATCTCCCACGCGGTGATAAACGAGCCTATCGACTACGAATTTGACAGCCCATCACTATGGGCCTTTGGATAAGCAGCATGACAAACAAAAAGCGCAAGCAGACTAAACAGCACGGCGCCGCCGCTGCAAAACCAAAAACGTTTACGCCTGGGCAGGGAAGTGTGATCACCTTCGGCGAACCGGAACCCATCCTGACGACGGGCACGGATTATCACAATATCTGGTACGACAATGATTATGACCATTGGCGCTTACCTATCGACCGGCTGGCGCTGGCGCAACTGCCTAACCTTAACGGCCAGCACGGCGGCGTACTTTATGCGCGGCGCAACATGGTGGCCGGTGGTTACCTGGGCGGCGGGCTGACCACGGACCAGGTCGAACAAATGGTGTTTGATTACCTGCTATTTGGCGACGTGGCCGTCCTGAAAATCCGCAACACGTTCGGCCAGGTGATCGACCTGTTACCGCTGCCGTCGCTGTATCTTCGTTGCCGAAAAAATGGGGATTTTGTCGTCCTGCAAGAAGGGCCCGCGCTGATATATGACCCGCGCGACGTGGTGTTTTTCAAAACCTATGACCCGCGCCAACAGGTTTATGGCCTGCCAGATTACATTGGCGGTATTCACTCGGTGTTACTCAACAGCGAAGCCACGATATTCAGGCGCCGGTATTACAACAACGGCGCTCACATGGGTTTTATTTTGTATGCCAATGACCCCAACATCACCGGCGAGGTGGAAGCCGAAATTAAAAGTAAAATTGAGCAGTCAAAAGGGCTGGGCAATTTCCGCAACATGTTTATTAATATCCCTAAAGGCGACCCGGAGGGCGTGAAGTTGATGCCAGTCGGGGAAGTGAGTGCGAAAGATGAATTTGCCAGTGTGAAGGGGATCACCGCGCAGGATGTTTTTACCGCGCACCGATTCCCGGCTGGCCTGGCGGGCATTATTCCGACCAATGGCGCGGTAATGGGGAACCCGGAAACGGCGCGCGATACTTACCGCAAAGATGAGGTTATCCCGCTACAGCGCAAATTTATGAATGGGATTAACGGCGACCGGGAGATCCCCGCACATTTACAACTCAGTTTTGACGTTGAAATCCCAGTAATAAGCGCGGATAAGGGCGATAAATGAGCATGGATAAGCTAAAATCCTCCCCATTGTTGGCGCTGGCGTGCGGGGTAGTAAACATGCGCATATTTAAAATCAATTGTCCTGAATGCGGTTCACCGGCCATCATTCGTAAATCAGACTGGAAAGACAAGAAACTGGCGGATTTGTACTGTGCCTGTTCAGAAGTGGAGTGTGGGCATACCTTCGTTTTTAATGCGACGTTCTCGCACTCACTCAGCCCCAGCGGGTTGACTGGTAACAAGCTGGTGAAATTTTTGATTGAGCAGTTGAAGCCAGATGAAAGGCAGTTTGCATTACAACTATTACAAAATTGAATACATGGAAATGGAATAAACATGTCTACAAAAATTTCTGCTAGGTTTGCGCATACAAAGATCAGTGTAGGTTATTGCCAAATATGTGGTGAACATAAAAAACTGACTGCTGATCATGTTCCTCCAAAAGGGTCAATTACGTTAAGTGTGGTAGAACAAAAAACCGTTATAGAGCATACCGGAAATGAAGATGTTAAGGGCGTAAAAGGAAAGCGGGGTAGTGTGTTTAAAACGATTTGTCAAAAATGTAATTCAGATTTAGGTCTTTTTGATAGTGAAATTAAACGCGTCAATGAATTATTAATCGGGAAGATTAGGGGTTTTTAT